CAATAGATGATCAACCTAGGGAAATGCCTTATCAATGTTATCCTAAACCCACAGAAGATGATTATATGTTAGGAGTATTTACTAGATATTTTTGTGTTAAAATAAATGAACTAAAATACATGGAATTAACTAAAGAAGTTTATGATAAAATAAAAGAACAAAGTGGGGATTGGGTATGGGAATTATTTGAAATATTTAATCTTCAATGGACATTAACAGGCAATAGAGATTTTGTAATAAATGCTAATAGAAATCAAACATTAATAGCACAACAAAGAAATAAGAAATTAGGTTTATCTGGATTTTTAAAAGAAGATTGGTTAAAATATTATAGATATAATGCTGCTGAAAATTTATATACTGAGGGAGGGGAATTTATAAACAGAACAACAGGAGAAAATTATGTAGGTCATTATCATATCCATCAAGATAAAGGTCCTATGGTAGGTAATGTACATTCTCCTCAAAATCATGATTATTTAAATCCTATTGTAGAGATGATTAAATCCAACCCAACTGGAAGTGATACTAATCCTTCTATAAATGCCTATAATAAAGCAATAAAATCACCAGAAGGAGGTTCTTCACCTTCAGGTGGGGGATACTAAAATTTTTTCATATATTATCCCAAAATAATAGTTATGTTTTGGTTAGTTGAAGATGATATACAATTAGAAAAATTTCTAAATTACTGTAAAGAAGATGCGTTTATTGAGATAATTCCTTATAGTAATGTAGAGCACCCTACCCAAAATAATATTTGTGCAATTTACATTCGTCCGTTAAATTCAACGAAAGGGTATATGATACCCATATCCCATAGTGAGACATTGAACGTTGATTTAAACGCAGTTAAATGCGCAATAGATAACATAAATAATGTGTTTGTTCGTGATAAAAAGGAATTTCTTCACTATTTGATAATTCAAAACCTCTTTGACACAACTCTCAATATGCCTACGTATATACCAGAGTATACTAAAACACATAGTTATTTTTATAACAAATACTCGGATAAAAAAGACATAAATAGAATAATACCTATAGTTAAACATTATGAGTATTGTGAAAACTTATATAATAATTTAAAAGATAAGATAAATGAGCCAATCAATGACTTTTACAACAACAGAGCTACAGTGGTATTCAACGCCGTGGAGCGAAGTGGAATACGAATTAATAGAGAAAAATTTGAATCGCACTTTCACCCTATCGATGGAGAATTCGCCTACACGCAATACAACTTTAAAACAACAACAACAAGACCCTCAAATAAATTTAAAGGAGTAAATTATGCGGCACTTAATAAAGAAAATGGGTGTAGGGAAGCTTTTATACCTAATAATGATAAATTTATTGAGTTGGATATTGGCGCTTATCATCCTACTCTTCTTGGGCTGTTGGTGGGTTATAAATTTAATGATAGTGATATACACAAGTCTTTCGCTAAAATGTATGGAGTTGATTACAAAAAAGCTAAAGAATTAACATTTAAACAACTATACGGAGGAGTTTTTGATCAATTTAAAGAGCTGGAATTTTTTAAAAAAGTACAAGTATATGTGGATGAGATGTGGGAAAAATTTAATAGAGAGGGTTACATAGAATGTCCTATTTCAAAATTTAAATATAAAAAGGATGAATTGGAAAATATGAAACCCCAAAAGTTATTGAATTATCTACTACAAAACTTGGAGACAGCTATGAATATTCGTATATTGTGGGAGATATTTAAGTCATTGAGAGGACGCAATACTAAATTAGTTTTATATACTTATGATAGTTTTTTGTTTGATTTTGATGAAAGTGAAAAAGATTTACTCGATGATATTAAAAAGATAATAAGTAATAATAAATTACAAATAAAAGAAAGTTATGGAGACACCTACCATTTTAAATAATTCAACCAATATGTATACCGTAGACGATTTTAGCGAATTTTCTACACTAAACATAAAAGATTTGAATAATAAATTATTCTGTACATTTACGACGTTAGAAGAGTTAGACTCTTTAATAGAAACACTGACTTCTACTTATTCTATCATGTATAACAAAATATTTGTTTTGCATGTTAAGAGTAATGATGAATACGTGTGTACCTATAATATTGATCAAGCAAATCTTAATACCCTTCCTCCAAATACAATTCTTGTACATAGGAAAAAAGAATCCAATACATTATATACTATTAATGCTTTAAATGAATTAATTAAAAGGTTAAATGGTGGAGTTGTTGATACTAAATTCCCAATAACTTGGGAGCATTATAAAAACACAATTCTACTAACTCAGAGTAATCAATTAAAAGAATTAAAAACAAAAATCTACAAAATTCTTGTAGTATAGGTTGGTGTATCGAACATAGGTTCGTATATTTAACATATTAATAAACGTTATAAATCAAAAAAAGTTATTATGGATTTAAATGCAATCAAAAACCGCTTGGAACAAATGAACAAGCAATCCGCAACTAACAGCGGAGGTGGAAAATCATTATTTTGGAAGCCATCTGTTGGTAAAGAAGTTGTTAGGGTTGTTCCTAACAAATATAATAAACAATTCCCATTTACAGAAATGTTATTTTACTATGGCATAGGTCAGAGAGTAATGGCATCTCCACAAAACTGGGGAGAGAAAGACCCAATTCAAGAATTCACTAAACAATTACGTCAAAGTGGAGATAAAGATAATTGGAGATTAGCTAAAAAATTAGATGCTAAAACTCGTATTTTTGCTCCTGTTGTAGTAAGAGGAATGGAAGATGAAGGAGTTAAACTATGGCAATTTGGTAAAGAAGTTTATCAAGATTTCTTAAATATGGCTGCTGATGAAGAAATTGGTGATTACACTGATATCGTAGCAGGTAGAGATATTAAATTAACAACTGTAGGACCTGAAGTTACAGGAACACCTTATAATAAAACATCAGTTGGACCTTCTTTAAAAACATCATCATTATCTGATGATAAAGGAGTAGTAACAGGTCTTCTAGAAAATCAACCAAACCCACTTGAGGTGTTTAAGAGATTTACTTTTGAAGAAGTTAAATCAGCATTACAAGACTTTCTTTCTGAAGGTGAAGCAGAAGTAGCAGCTCCAGCAGTTGCAGCTCCTACCCCTTCAAAAAATTATTCATTAGATACTAATAAATCAAAATCAAAAGCTGAAAAGTTTGATGATATGTTTAATGAAAAGTCTGATGATGGTGATGATTTACCATTTTAATTATTAATACATGGCGAGAAAAAAGAAATCACTAGGGGAGGCTGTCTCCAAAGAAATACAATCAAATTTCAATTTAGATGCTTTTAAAACTAAAAAAGGATTAAAATCCAATATTAAGTTTAAGGATCAAGAGTGGATTCCATTATCACAAGCTTTTCAAGATGTAACGTCTATTCCGGGTATTCCTATGGGGCATATAGTGCTCCTTAGGGGTCACTCTGATACAGGTAAAACAACGGCAATGATTGAAGCAGCAGTTTCAGCTCAAAAACGTAATATATTACCTGTGTTTATTATAACAGAGATGAAATGGTCTTGGGATCATGCTAAAATGATGGGAATGGATGTTAAGGAAGTTGTAAACGAAGATACTGGAGAAATTGAAAATTATGAAGGTAATTTTATTTATGTAGATAGAGAAAATATCAATTCAATTGAAGATGTTGCTGGGTTTATTTTAGATTTAATGGATGAACAAAAGAAAGGTAATTTACCTTATGATTTATTATTCTTATGGGATAGTATTGGATCAGTACCTTGTGAAATGTCTCTTAAATCAAATAAAAACAATAATGAATGGAATGCAGGAGCAATGTCAACTCAATTCGGGAATAATGTTAATCAAAGAGTTACATTATCAAGAAAAGAGTCATCACCTTATACTAATACATTAGTTTGTATTAACAAAGTTTGGACATTAAAAGCAGAATCACCAATGGGTCAACCTAAATTAATGAATAAAGGTGGTTATGCTATGTGGTTTGATTCTACATTTGTTGTAACATTTGGTAATGTTATGTCAGCTGGTACTTCTAAAATTAAAGCTATTAAAGATGGCAAACAAGTTGAATTTGCTAAAAGAGTAAATATTCAAATTGATAAAAATCATATTAATGGTGTTACTACTAGAGGTAAAATTGTTATGACTCCTCATGGATTTATAAATGATAATGATAGGGAATTAAAGGAGTATAAAGATGCTAGAAAAGAAGATTGGAAAAAAATCTTAGGTGGTGGTGATTTTAGAGTAGTTGAAGAAGATCAAGCATATAATGATATAACATCTTTTGGAGAAGAGCCGCAATAGACTTTGATACCCGGAATATCTTTCGTATATTCACGTATAAAACAGATTAAATGAAACAGAAAGAATTATTTAAACTCCTGGATGGAATCCAAGAGCAAGGGGAAGGTACTGTAGTAAATAGTGAAAGAATACTATTAATAGATGGTTTAAATCTATTTTTTAGAAATTTTGCAATGATGAATATGGTTAACCCTGATGGAGTACATATAGGGGGTTTAGGTGGTTTTTTTCGTTCATTAGGAGCTTTAATTCGACAAATAGATCCAACTCAAGTATATGTAGTTTTTGATGGAGCTGGATCAGCAAATAATAGAAAAAACATAATTCCAGAATATAAATCAGGCAGAGATTTACAACGCATAACAAATTGGGATGCTTTTGATGATTTAGAAGATGAGCATGATGCTAAAGTAGATCAAATGGTTAGAATAATCCAATATCTAAAAACTTTACCTGTTAAAACTGTAAGTATTGATAAAGTAGAGGCTGATGATATTATTGCTTATTTTAGCAAGATAATGCCTAAAGACCCATTAGACAAAATATTTATAGTATCATCAGATAAGGATTTTATACAATTAGTAAATGATAATGTTATTGTATATCGTCCTATGGAAAAAGAATATTATACAAAAGATACAGTTATTGAAAAATATAAAATGTCACCTAAAAACTTTATATTACATAAAACTTTATTAGGTGATAATTCCGATAAAATTAGAGGTGTTAAAGGATTAGGAGAAAAAGGGTTATATAAAAAATTCCCAGAATTAATGGGGGATGATATGACATTAGAAGACATATATAAAATATGTGAATCTAAATTTCAAGATCATGTAGTATATTCTAGAGTAATTCAAAATTATGATGAATTAGAAAGAAATTATAAAGTTATGGATTTAGATAATCCAATGATAGATGAAAATGATAAAAAGTACTTAGATGAGGTTGTCAAATCAGAGATTCCTCCTTATATTCCGGACCAATTTGTATCATTTTATAATCAAGATAAACTTGGGGGTATGATACGAAATGTTGAGTTTTGGGTAAAAGAAATATTTGAAAGATTAGTTATAAAAAAATAAGTTATGACATTATTAAATTTAAATCAGTATGGTCCGCATTTTCAAATAAAGGCTATTTCTTCTTTGTTAACACACAAAGAATTTTTAATCAATATACATGATATTTTAAGTGATGATTATTTTGATAATCAAGCACATAAATGGATTATTAAAGAAATATTAAGATATTATGACAAATATCATACTACTCCTTCAATGGATATTCTTAAAGTTGAAGTTAAAAAAATAGATAACGAGGTTTTACAATTATCAGTTAAAGAACAATTAAGAGAAGCTTATCAAGCATCAGAAGAAGATTTAGAATATGTGCAAGAAGAATTTTCTTTATTTTGTAAAAATCAACAATTAAAAAAAGCCCTTCTTAGTAGTGTGGATCTTTTAAAAGCTGGGGATTTTGATGGAATTAAACATTTAGTAGAATCTGCTCTAAAAGCAGGTAATGATAAAAACGTAGGACATGAATATAATAAAGATATCGAAACAAGGTTTAGAGAAGATGCAAGAACAACTATATCTACACCTTGGGGGAAAATTAACGACTTATTACAAGGTGGATTGGGAAATGGAGATTTTGGCCTCATATTTGGTAATCCAGGAGGTGGTAAGTCTTGGTCGTTGGTAGCATTAGGAGGACATGCTGTTAAATTAGGTTACAATGTAATTCATTATACTTTAGAATTAGGGGAAGCATATGTTGGGAGAAGATATGATGCTTTCTTTAGCCAAATACCAGTTGATAAAATATTAAAAAATAGAGAAAAAGTTGAAGAAATAATTCCTCAACTACCTGGAGAATTAATTATTAAAGAATTCCCAACAGGAAGAGCTACAATGTCTACAATAGAATCACACATAGCAAAAGTAGAAGATTCAGGTACTAAACCGGATCTCGTTATTATTGATTATGTTGATCTTCTTGCAACAAGAAAGAAAACAGCTGATCGTAAAGGTGAAATAGACGATATTTATACTAGCACTAAGGGATTAGCTAGACAATTGGATATTCCAATCTGGTCTGTTTCCCAAGTTAATAGAGCTGGTGCAAAAGATGACATTGTAGAAGGAGATAAAGCAGCAGGATCATATGATAAAATTATGATTACTGATGTATGTATTTCTCTATCAAGAAAAAAAGCAGATAAAGTAAATGGTACAGGAAGATTTCACATTATGAAAAACAGATACGGAATTGATGGACTCACTTTTGGTGTTAAAGCTGATACATCTACAGGTCATTTTGAAGTGGTAGATTATAATCCTGAGGATTATGAAAATGATACCCCACAACCTACTAATGGTTTTAATAATGAACTTGATACTTTTGATAAACAAGCACTAAAGAACAAGTTCTTCGAACTAAATTCTTAACTTAAAAAAAATTAAAAATGGCAAAAACAGACCTATTAAAGGAACGAATAGTATATAAACCTTTTGAATATCCAAAAGCATTTGACTTTTATATGAAACAACAACAAGCACATTGGTTATGGACAGAAGTACCAATGATGGCAGATGTAAATGATTGGAAGCAAAATCTAACAGAAACTGAAAAAAATATAGTAGGTTCTATATTAAAAGGATTTGCTCAAACTGAAACAGTAGTAAATGATTATTGGACACAGTTAGTTACTAAATGGTTTAGAAAACCTGAAGTTATAGCTATGGCTGTTACTTTTGGGTGTTTTGAAACTATTCATGCTGAAGCTTATTCATTATTAAATGAAGAATTAGGATTAGATGATTTTGCTGAATTTTTAGAAGATGAAACAACTATGGCTAAAATTGATGCATTAATGAAAGTTAGAGATTCCCATGATGGTACTCCTGATTGGCATGAAAGAGCTAAATCATTAGCAATATTTTCAGCTTTTACTGAAGGTGTAAATTTATTTTCTTCATTTGCTGTTTTATTATCATTTAAATTACAAAATAAACTTAAAGGAGTAGGTCAAATAGTAGAATGGAGTATTAGAGATGAGTCATTACATTCAGATGCTGGTTGTTGGTTATTTAGACAATTAATGGAAGAACATCCAGAATTAAACACTCCTAAATTAAAAGGGGAAATTGAAGAAGCTGCATTACTTTCTTTAAAACTTGAGTTAGATTTTATTGATAAGGTTTATGAAATGGGAGATTTAGAAGGTTGTTCAAAATATGATTTAGTGTCTTTTATCAAACATAGAGTTAATACAAAAATGGGAGATTTAGGATATGGTTCTATTGTTAATGGTATTGATAAAGAAGCAGTTCAAAGAATGAGTTGGTTTGATAGTTTATCAGCTGGTAAACAACATACAGATTTCTTTGCTAATAGAGTTACTAATTATTCAAAAGGCGTCCAAAATTGGGATGCTGCATCAATATTTTAATATGGAAAATAACGCATTACAAGTAGATTATAGTAATTGGGAAAAAGGAAAAAATTATCCTGAATGGATGGATGAAATTTCTTTAGCAACAATATCAAAAGGTTATTTATTACCTGGGGAAGATGTTAGAAAAGCTTATAGACGAGTAGCAAAGGCAGCAGCTTTTAGACTTAAAAAACCTGAATTAGAAAATAAATTTTATAAAATTATTTGGAATGGTTGGTTAGGATTAGCATCCCCAGTTATTTCTAATATGGGAACAGATAGAGGTTTACCAATATCTTGTTATGGAATAGATACACCAGATTCAATTAGAGGTATTGGACTTACTAATGCAGAATTAATGAGATTAACTTCTAAAGGAGGTGGTGTTGGAATAAGTGTAGGCCGTATAAGACCTAGAGGAACTGAAATTGCAGGTAATGGTAAAAGTGAAGGTGTAGTACCTTGGTGTAAAATTTATGATTCATCAATAATTGCTACTAATCAAGGTAATGTAAGAAGAGGAGCAGCATCAGTTAATTTAGATATTGAACATGAAGATATAGATGAATTTTTACAAATTAGAAGACCTAAAGGTGATCCTAATAGACAATGTTTAAATTTACATCAATGTGTAGTTGTTGGAGATAATTTCATGAGAAAATTAGAAGCTAGAGATCCTGAAGCTATGGGTAGATGGGCTACAGTTTTAAAATCAAGAATGGAAACAGGTGAACCTTATATAATGTATAAAGATAATGTTAATAAGGATAATCCAATTGCTTATAGATTAAATAATTTAGATGTAACAATGACAAATATATGTTCTGAAATTACATTATTTACAGATGAAGAGCATTCATTTATTTGTTGTTTAAGTTCTTTAAATTTAGCAAAATATGATGAATGGAAAGATACTGATACTGTTGAATTAGCTACTTGGTTTTTAGATGGGGTAATGCAAGAATTTATTGATAAATCAAATGGTAAAGATTCATTAAGAAGAACACATTATCATGCTAAAAAAGGTAGAGCATTAGGTTTAGGTGTAATGGGATGGCATACCTTTCTACAACAAAAAGGTTTACCCTTTAATTCAATTTCTTCAACAGCACATACTCATAATATATTTTCAAATATTAGAAGTAAAGCTGAAAAAGCATCAATGGAATTAGCTCAAGAATATGGTGAGCCATTATGGTGTAAAGGTACAGGTATGAGAAATACTCATTTATTAGCAGTAGCTCCAACAGTTTCTAATTCTGTAATTACAGGAGGGATATCAGCTGGGATAGAACCTTTACCTGGAAATATTTATACTTTTAATGGTGCTAAAGGTACTTTTATTAGAAAAAATAAAGTATTAGAAAATATCTTAAAAGAAAAAGGACAAGATAAAAATAAATGGTGGGATCAAATGTTACAAGATGGAGGTTCTGTTCAAAATTTACCAGATGATGTATTATCCCCAGATGAAAAAGAATTATTTTTAACTTTCCCTGAAATAAATCAATTAGAATTAGTTCGTCAAGCTGCAATTAGGCAAAAATATATAGATCAAACACAATCTTTAAATATATCTTTTGATGTTAATGATTCACCAAAATGGATTAATCAAGTTCATATGGAAGGTTGGAAATTAGGAATAAAAACATTCTATTATTTAAGAACAGATTCAGTTATTAAAGGTGATTTAGGATCTAGAATGGCAGAATGTGTGTCCTGTGAAGGATAATTATAAGTTTAAATCTAATTATAGAAGAGGTGCAGAAGCACCTCTTTTTTTATATTTATAACTGAACTTAAAATCAATTAAAAATGGCTACATTTGGAATTATTTGCTTAATAATATTAGTAGGTGCTGGTATTTTAGTGTATCTTATGAAAACAGGAAAGATTGGTGATAGAGATAAAGATTTTATCCCTGATGTTGTTGAAGACTCAGTAGAAGAAGCTAAAAAAAGAGTACAATCAGTAAAAATTGAAGCAAAACAAGTCGGTAAAGCAGTAAAAAATGCCGCAAAAGAAATCAAAGACGTTGCTAAAGCTGCCGCTGGTAAAAAAAGAAGGGGCAGACCTAGTAAAAAATAATTATTTTTAA